GCTTTCCGCTATTACCTTGGCAGGAATTGCTCGCTATGGAGAGCTTGAAATACAAGGCAGACTCTAGATGGGCTCATCCGCTTGTGGGAATCATGCTGCCGAGACAACAGGGCAAATCTACATTCATGGCGCTTAGGATTTTGTTCGGCATTTACCGACTAGGCGAAAAGATGCATTTAGCCACAGCTCACAAACTAACTACCTCATCTGAAATCTTTTTTAAGGTAGGCCAGATGATCGATGACTCCCATATCTTGCAAGAGAACTTTTCGAAGAAGTACGAGTCTAAAGGAAGCCAGGAGATCCGATTTAAGAATGGCGCTCGCTATCTAATCAGAGCAGGTAACTCAGCAGCTCGTGGTATTGCAGGCCCAGATGTAATCCACATTGACGAATTACGCGAATTCGATACAGAAGATGTTTGGTCATCTATGCGATTTACTCAAATGAGTAATAAAAACCCGCAAGCCTATTTCTATAGCAATGCTGGCCATGCTGGATCTGTTTTACTGCTTAAGTTTCGTGAGCGAGGACTAGCTGCTGCTTCTGGAGCAGAAGATTCTATTGGCTGGTTTGAATGGTCGGCTGAACCTGGGGCAGAGATTGATGATAAAGAAGCCTGGTATCAAAGTAACCCATCTTTGGGCCATACAGTCCATGAGGACAACATTAAAGACAGTTTGTCAGACCGTGAGGATATATTTAGGACAGAGATCCTTTGCCAGTTCGTTTCAATGATTAACCCAGTCATTTCAGAAGCCGAATGGAAGAAATGCAAGGACGATTCCTTTAAGCTTGACCGTGAGAAGGATACTTGGATGGCAATCGATTTAAGTCCAGACAGAAAACACGCTAGTCTCGTGGCAGGTCAGCGAATCGATGGCGATAAGTTCATGGTGGCACTTTTGCAAACTTGGTTTAATCCAGTCTCGATCGATGATAAGCAAATGGCAAACGACATCGCTCCCTGGGTTCGAAAGTTCCCTGTTAATTATGTGGCCTACTCGAAATCAACAGCAGGAGCGGTAGCAGCTCGATTAGCGCCAGCAGGCATACCCGTATATGAAATTAACTCTCAGGATTATCAACAAAGCTGCGATGAGTTCGTCTCAGCGGTTTCTAGCGGTCGAATCATCCATGAGGGTCAAGAGGAATTAGATAAGCAAGTGCTATCGGCAGTTAAATTGCAAAGAGGCGATGGCGGATGGGTCATGGGCAGAAAAGCTTCTGGCATTATATGTGGTGCAGTAGGTGCAGCAATGGTTACTCACTTTGCGACACGCGCAGAGACAGAAGTTGACATTTTGATAGGATAGTGTCTCAAAATTGGTCAAATAGTGTATACTTTGTCCAATGGGAATCAAAGAGATATTTTTACCGAAGTCTGCTCCTGAGCAAATTACAGTCGATGCGGCTTCGACACCTGCTCCATTCAATAACACAGCATCTTTTAATCCATTTACATTTACGCCATCTACTGCGACACGCGGTCAAGCAATGGCAATCCCAACGGTTGCAAGAGCTCGCAACATTATCTGCTCAACGCTTGCAGGGTTACCTTTAGAAGTTTATTCAAAACTAAATGGCTCACATGTTTCAGCACCAGCAGTAATTAACCAACCAGATCCTCGCGTTCCAGGTTCTGCAATCTATGCATGGCTTGCAGAAGATATCTGGCTACATGGTGTCGGCTACGGACAAGTCATGGAGCAATATGGAGACACAGGAAGAGTTCGTCATTGGACTCGTATCGCGCCAGATCGCGTAACTCCTAAATTAAATCATTTACAAACAGAGATCGTTGGCTACCAGGTAGACGGTTCAATAGTTCCAAATCAAGGTGTCGGATCTCTAGTCGTGTTTTACGGATTAGATGAAGGACTACTTAACAGAGCAGGTCGCACGATCCGAGCGGCGCATGCGCTTGAACAGGCAGCTGAAGCATTTGCGAAAGAGCCAGTTCCTCTTCAAGTCTTAAAGTCAAACGGTACAAATCTTCCAGCAGAGCGTATTGCGAAACTTTTAGAATCATGGCGCACAGCCAGATTAAATAAGTCAACTGCGTTTCTTAATGCAGATGTCGAATTGCAGGCGCTGGGCATCGACCCCGCAAAACTACAGCTGAATGAAGCTCGTCAATATGTCGCGCTCGAATTGGCTCGCGCCTGCAACCTTCCTGCATATTTTGTAAGTGCTGAAACTACGAGCATGACATACAGCAACGCTATTTCGGAGCGTAAGGCGCTTATCGACTTCTCTATGAAATATGTTTTAACCTCGATCGAACAAAGACTATCTATGCCTGATTTCGTGTCTAGTACTACAGAGGTTCGCTTTTCGCTAGATGAATTCTTGCGTGGAGATCCACTACAGCGAGCACAGGTCTACGAGATTCTTAATCGCATTGGCGCGATGAGCGTTGAGCAGATTCGAGAAGAAGAAGATCTGATCGATAACAAGGAGAACAGCTAATGAAGATAACAATGCCAGTAACACTAACAGCGGCAGATGCAGAATCTCGCATTATCGCTGGTCGCATCGTTCAATGGAACGCTGAAGGCAATACTTCAGCAGGTGCAACAATGTTTGAGCCAAACTCAATTAAATTTTCAAAAAATGTCAAGTTAGTTCTACAGCATGACCAGACTCGTCCATTAGGAAAGTTGATGGAATGGTCAGAAGATGAAACAGGAATTACAGCATCATTTAAGATTGCTAAGACGACAGCAGGCAACGATGCACTAGAAGAAGCTGCTACAGGGCTTCGCTCGGATTTTAGCGTGGGTGTCGATGTTGAGGACTGGGATAACAAGAATGGCGTTATGGCTATTAGCGCATCCAAGTTGATCGAGGTCAGCCTTGTCACAGACGGCGCGATACCAGGAGCCGAAGTGCAAAAAGTAGCAGCAGAAGAAAACGAAATTTCTGAACCCGAAGTTCAGGATGAAACACCAAAAACCACAGAAGGAGAACAAGTGTCAGACACTACCGTTCCAGAAGTCGCTCCTGCCGCAGAAACGGTAGAGGCTGCTAAGGTTGAAGTAAAGGCTGCAACAGCACCTTACACTTCAGTCAAAGTTCGTAACCCAATCGTGGATAAGGCTTCTTATCTCGAGCATTCAGTACGCGCCACACTAGGCGATGATACTTCTAAGATGTATGTTGCAGCAGCAGCAGATGTCACAGACAACGCAGGCTTAGTTCCAACACGCCAGCTAACAGAGGTAATCAATGGCATCTCAAATGCAGATCGCCCAACAATCGACTCAATCTCACGCGGCACTTTGCCAGATGCGGGAATGAGTTTCGAAATTCCAAAAATTACCGTAGCCCCTACTGTTGCGATTGCAACTGAAGGCGGAACACCATCAGAAACAGATCAGAACGCAGCGTTCGTTACTGTAAATGTTCAGAAGTTTATTGGACAACAGACATTCTCTCTAGAGCTTCTAGATCGTTCATCTCCAGCATTCTTTGCTGAACTTGTACGCCAAATGGAATACGCATACGCAAAGGCAACAGATGCAAGAGTTAACGCTGTTCTTGAAACAAACGGAACAGACGGCGGAGATCGCGCAGCACTTACAACAGGCGCTCTTGTAGCTGACTTTGTTGCAGATGCAGCAGTTTCTATCTACACAAACACTCTTGGATTCGCACAAAACATCCTTGTATCTCCAGCACAATGGGGCGTTTTAATGGGCTTGGTCGATGGTTCAAACCGTCCAATCTTCCAGCAGACAATTAACCCTCAGAATGCAGGCGGAGATCTAACTGCAACAGCGATTCGTGGAAACCTTCTTGGTTTAAACCTTCGCGTTTCTCGCGCTCTAGCAGGCGTAGGCGATAACTCAATGATTATCGTTAACCCAGATGCATACACATGGTACGAGAGCCCACGCTTGTCACTCCAGACTAACTTGATCTCAACAGGTCAAGTACAGGTTGGATACTACGGTTATGGTGCAGTTGCAACAAAGCTTGCAGCAGGCGCATACCGTTACATGGTTACAGGCTAATTAACTAATCATGGGGGAGCGGTTGCTCCCGATCGCTCCCCCAGTCGTTTATTGAGAGGAATTGGAAATGGCAACAATAGTCACACCAGCCGAATTACGCTCTGTGCTTGGCGTTTCCAATTCTCTTTATAACGATGCTTATTTAACAGATGTAATCGATACAGCTGAGGCAGTCATCTTGCCTATGTTGGTTAAGTACTCAAGTCCTATTGACACAGTTACATTGCAAGACAACATCGCCACTTATGGAGTTTTAGGCGATAACAATTTTAGCGAGGGTCAGAGCGTAGTCATTACAGGCGTAGGCTCCCCATTTAACGGCACTTTTACTATTATCGAGTCAAGCAACATTGACATAGAAGATTTCATTGTTCGTTCAAGTTCACGCATTTATCTAGACGGTGCATACAGAGAATTTAACGGTTACTTTACTGTTGCAATTACTAGCGCAGATGTTACCGAAAGAAAAGTAATCCCTTCAGGCTTGGCAACTCTTTCAGGCGCTTCTACATATGTAGGCAACGCAGCCGTAGAGTCAGCAGTCCTAGCAGTATCAGTAGAAGTATTTCAATCTCGCATTGCTCCTGGTGGACAGATCGAAGGCGTAGACTTTACGACTGTTAGCCCATATCGCTTAGGCCGCAGCTTGTTCAATCGAGTGTCAGGACTTCTCGGAGCGTTTATCGACACCGATTCAATGGTGCAGTAATGCCAAACACAATTCTTGACACAGTACGCCAGCCTTTAGCAACAGCCTTTGCAGGAGTCGCAGGCAATGTGTACGCCTATGTGCCAGAAGCGCCTATGGTTCCTTTTGTGGTGACAGTGCCAGATTCTCCATATCTCGAATTAGAAACTATTAACAAATCGACTTTACATATCAAGATCAATTTAGTTATATCTGTAGCAGTTGCTTATAACAGCAACCCTGCATCGCTCGACAATCTCGAGCAGCTCGTCATAAGTGTTCTGAAGGTGATCCCAGCAGGGTACACAGTCGGAGCGGTTGAAAAACCAACAGTAACTCAAGTCGGCCCATCTAATGTGCTGGTCTCCGATATCAGAGTTTCTACCTACTATACACAAACAAACTAAAGGATAAATAATGGCAACCGTAGTAATTACAGGGCGCGATGTTTCTCTATCTTTCACAGGTGGAACAGATATCGAAGCACAAGCAACAAGCGCAATTCTAACAAAGACCAATGTGCGCGAGACATACCAGACACTCGATGGCGAAGCTTACAAGACAGTAAATGTTGAGGCTGAGTTTGCTCTATCAATGTTGGCCGACTGGGGTAAGGCAAACTCAGTTTGCGAAGCTCTATGGACAGCAGCAGAAACAGCACCAGATACAGATATCAACATCACGCTTACAGCTGCAACAGGCGCAGTATTTATATTTCCAATTAAGCCAGAGTTTCCAACAGCAGGAGGCTCGGGAACAGATGCACAGACTGTAGACTTTACATTCAAGGTATCAAAGGGTGATGTCGGAGAGTCATTCAGTTAATCAATAGAAACGGGAGCAAACAATGCAACAGCAAATAACAATTAAATATAACGATGGGTCTGAAGATACCTATCAAGTCAGACCACCAGATTATGCCAAGTGGGAGATGGCCACTAAAAAGGTCATCTCTAACTTTGGTGGCATGTGGGATATTTTGTATGTAGCTCATTCAGCAATGAAGCGAGATGCAGGCGGAAAGCCCGTAAAGCCATTAGAGACTTGGATGGAGACGGTGGCAGATGTCGAGGTGGGAAGCGATGACCCAAAAGCCATCCAAGAGGAAGCGTAAGCCGACTCTTAGTTGATCTGGCAATAGCGACACACATCCCTATGTCAGAGTGGCAAACAGCAGAAGATATTTTAACCGCAATAGAGATCTTAGAGGAGAGGAATAATCGTGGCTGAACAAACGGCTTTCGATAAGACCGAACTTCGTGCAGTCTTTAAGGCGTTGAAGAATATGGACGAGCAGGCAGTAGATGAAGCCAAGCGCCAATCTGGTGCTCTAGCAGAATATGCTCGTAAAGAGGTGATTGGTGCTGCATCGGGATTACAGTCCCGAGCAGTTGCCAGTCGCATTGCAGATGGTTCAAAGGTAAAAAAGTCATCGAGAATCGGTGAGATTACTTACGGCTTTGCAGCTCAGAAGTTTTCAGGTGGTGCAACCACTAAAGACCTTTGGGGTGGTTCAGAGTTTGGAACTAACAAGTTTAAGCAGTTTCCAGTTTGGTCAGGTCGTGAAGGTCGTGGATCTAAAGGTTACTTTATCTATCCAACACTACGCAGAATTCAGCCATACATCGTAGCTGAGTGGACTAAATCGTTTGATAAGATTTTGAAGGAGTGGACATAATGGCAGGTACAAGTAGAGCCTTAACCCTCAAACTCCTTGCGGATATCGATAATTTTACCAAGAATATTAACAAGGCCGATAACGAAGTGGTTGGCTTTGGTGACAAGGTTAAAAAGTTTGGCAAGATCGCAGGCGCAGCCTTTTTAGCAGCAGGCGTAGCAGCAGCAGCTTATGCAGGAAAGTTAGCCATTGATGGCGTTAAAGCTGCTATTGAAGATGAAGCAGCCCAGGCTAAACTTGCCACCACATTAAGAAATGTTACTGGTGCTACAGATAAGCAAATTAAGGCTACAGAGGCTTACATTCTAAAGCAGTCTTTATTATTTGGTGTTACAGATGATGAGCTCCGTCCATCTTTAGATCGACTTACTCGCGCTACTGGCGATGTTACAAAGGCACAGGAATTACAATCAATCGCAATCAATATTGCAGCAGGTACAGGTAAAAGTCTACAGGCAGTCACAGAAGCCCTCTCAAAGGCTCAGGAAGGTAACCTAGCGGGCCTTTCACGGCTTGGCGTAGGTATTACTAAGGCTGAATTATCAACCCTTACATTTGAGCAAGTAACAGCTAAACTAGCTGCAACCTTTGAAGGTCAGGCATCGATCCAGGCAGATACCTTTCAAGGCAAGATGGCTCGCCTATCTGTTGCATTTAATGAAGCCAAAGAAACAGTCGGATCATTCATCCTTGATGCTGTTACTCCTTTGGTAGAAAACATCGTTACATACATCGTTCCAGCCGTTCAATCATTTATCAATGGATTTACGGGTGGCAGCGGATTAAAGAATGCTTTTACTCAGATTATCGATGTTGCCAAAACGCTTTTAATTCCAATATTTGAAGGGCTGCAATCTGTAGTCAATAAAGTTAAAAATGCCGTAATGAACAATAAGGAAGAATTTGCTGCTTTATGGTCATTTATTAAAAATGTTTTAGCACCATTTCTGGGCGGGGCTTTCAAGGTTGCTTTCCAAGTAATAGGAACAGTAATCGGTACTACCGTTTCAGCGGTTGGAAGGCTTATTAGTGCGTTTCAAACCCTGTTCGAATGGGGGAGCAAGGTAGCAAGATTCTTGGGCTTTGGCGGATCTAGTTCATCAAATACAAACATGACTGCTCCACCTCCTCCTGCTTCTTCTAATAAATCTTTAATACCACCGATTATTCCAAACTCAAAAGGTTTAGTTGCCAGCGGATCAATGGTTACTAATAACATTACAGTTAATGGCGCTATCGATTCAGAGTCAGCAGCTCGTCAAATTGTTCAAGTGCTTAACCAGTCCTCATATCGTGGAACATTAGGCGCAGGAGCGTTAGTAGCAGTATGACAGCCTGGACTCCAGATTGGGCAGTAGAGGTCAATGGGCTTGGAGACATCACTGACCTAGTTATAGCAAATTTAACTATCACTTCAGGCCGCTCAGACATATACTCTCAACCTGTAGCAGGTTATTGCCGTTTTACTATTCTTAACCTTAATCAGTCTGCTACGGGATTTGATGTAAATGATTCAGTAGTAATCAAGGTTAAAAACTCATCTGGAGTTTATGTGCCTTTGTTTGGTGGAGACATTACAGATATCGATGTTACCGTCCAAACTGGCGAACCAGCCATTACTCAAGCGATTACCGTTACAGCTCTAGGTGCATTAGCCAAATTACCTAAAACCTTAACCGAGGGCGTACTGTCTAAAGATTTTGATGGTGATCAGATTTATGAAATTTTATCTCAGGTTCTTTTTGCTAATTGGAACGCAGTACCCGCAGCTCTTGAATGGGCAAATTATGATGCAACAACTACATGGGAAAATGCTGAAAACTCAGGCTTAGGCGAAGTTGATCGTCCTGGAGATTATGAGCTGACAGCTCGATCAGCAGAAACTACGAATATATATAGTCTTGTAGCTTCTTTAGCTCGATCAGGTCTCGGTTACATCTTTGAAGATTCATCAGGCAGAATCGGGTATGCTGACAGCACTCATCGCAGTCAATATCTTACTAATAATGGTTATGCCTATGTTGATGGCGGTTGGGCTTATGCCGCTGGAATTGCCACATCAAGGCGGTTAGGTGATCTTCGTAATGAGGTAACTATTACCTATAAAAATGATGCCCAGGAAACAGCATCAGATGCAGCTTCAATCGCCCTTTATGGTTACCAGGCTGAAAACATATTAACAAGCATTGAAAACCAAGCAGATGCAGAATCTCAAGCTGAATTTTATTTAGATATTAGGGCATATCCTCAAGACCAGTTTAAGTCGATTACTTTTCCTATGACTAACCCAAATATCCCAGATGCTTCTAGAGATCAAGCTCTAAACATTTTTATGGGCTTACCCCTAGACATTGAGGATTTGCCATTAAATATCGCAGATGGTCGCTATCAGGGATTTGTAGAGGGTTGGACTTGGACTAGCCGATTTAATGCTTTAGATCTAACAGTCATAGTCTCACCTGTGGCCTTTAGCCTTCAGGCGTTTAGATGGAACTCTGTACCAATCACCGAATCATGGAACACAATAAGTCCTACTTTGGACTGGAATAACGCTACAATAGTAGCCTGATATAAGGAGAGCAAATGCCAACAACCACCAACTTTGGCTGGACAACCCCAGCCGACACAGATCTCGTCAAGGATGGCGCAGCAGCTATTCGTACCGCTTTGGGTGGAGTGGATACTTCTTTTGTCGATCTAAAGGGTGGCACTACTGGTCAAG